TTTATAGGACGCTCACTACCTTTTAATCTTTTAACACTTGCATCTGTGTTAACTCCGACTATAAGTTTTTTACCTAAACGTTTAGCTTCTTGTAATAAGTGTAAATGCCCTTTGTGTAGTATATCAAATACTCCATTAGTGAATACAATACCAGTGTTTAGATCTTTGTGTGTTACTACATGAACACCTCTGTATTCAACTGCTCTTGCCGCGGCATAGCATGCCTTTTTGCAGGCAGTAAATACATCAACACCTTGCTCAATAAAATAAGCAATCACTGCTAATACAGTATCTCCAGCACCAGTAACATCTGCTACTTCGTGTGCAGTTTCTTTTATATGTTCGTATCTACAATCGTCACTTAAAATGTGCATACCATTTGCACCGTCAGTAACAATTAAATATTTCCAATTATATTTTTTTAATTTTACTAGAGCAATTTCTTTTTTATAAGGACCGAACCATCCTTCATATTCTTTCATATTAGGTTTAACTAAAAACGCACCTGTATAAAAATCTGGGTCTTGTTTAGGATCAACTAATATTTTACAATTTCTTTTTAATAATCTAGATACTGTTTCTTGCCTGACAGTTCCTTTATTATAATCACTTATACAAACAATATCGTTTTCTGTTAGATCATTTAGTAATCTATGAAATGCATCTACACCTTTATACTGTTCTTCTCGGTCCCATCTTACAATATGCTGTCCACTTTGCCCTACAATACGATTTTTTGTAGTAGTAACAACACTATCCATTGTAGCATTAAAATTAATTTTGTTATATTTAGAAAAACACTCAACTATTTGGTATCCTTCCTTGTCAGCGGCAATTGAGCCATAGACACCAATTTCACCGTTAAGACTTGCTAAGTTAACAGCTAAATTACCTGCTCCACCTGGACAAAAAATTTGTTCTTTTTCTTTAATAATCGGAACAGGTGCTTCAGGACTGATTCTATCAGCTGTACCAACAATCCATCGGTCTAACATTATGTCGCCATAAACTTTAATCATAATTTATTATACTACATTTAAGAAAGTAAATCAAGTACTTTTGTTAGAGTTTCTAATTTATTTTGATTTACTTTGTTGTTGAGAGTATTACGTAAACCTTGGTGTAACGGCTTAGGCCAAGATCCAGATGCTACCCATGCGTAACCATTGTGTTCGCCATTTAATTTAGGAATAAATTCATCTTCGACTGCACAAAGATACGTATGGAAAAGAAATTTTTGATCCGTTGATATAAATGTTTCTAGAGGAACTGTTTTTTTAATATCAGGAAGAAATCCTATTTCTTCCTTGATTTCTCTTTTAAGAGCTTCCCAAGGAGTTTCGGCTCCTTCGTTTGTGCCTCCTACTAGTCCCCATTGCTTATTCTTTTTACCGTTGGTTCTATAAAGTAGCAAATACCTTTTAGTAGCAAGGCTATAAAAGAGAGTCCCACTGCAAATTATCTTGTCCATAAAAATAATTAGCCGTTTAGGCTTAGGCGCCAGGTGCCGTTTGGATATAACCCTTCGACACTTAATAACCAATCTGAGCCATCCCAGCGGTATTGTATACCTGTTTTTAGATTAGTTATGTATACAATTTTTTGAATCTCGTCGTTGTATACGAGTTTATTTTCGCTTGAATCAAATACAATGTTCCAGCGGTTTCCGTCCCACTCAACAATATCGTCTTTGCCTGCAACTAGATCACTGAATTGGAAGTTACCGTCCCATGCTGTTGGTCCAAAATCTCCATTATCATCGTCACCAATATCGTTTAATAACAATATACGAGATCCTATACCGCGCATGTTTTCTGTAATAGGATTAGTTTTTTGCGGGTCCACAATATAGTCAATAGATGTCCAGCGTGAATTTTGTCTTGCTGGTCCATTGATTATAGTATTACTTGGGAATGTGTCAGTGTCCCAATTTATTATCATTTGTGTTTCGTCAGTTGGATTAATACTTATTGTTCCAGTAATATCTCGATCTTCATCTAATCTTCTAATGTAAATTCTACTAATATCGTCTTGGTATTGGCCTGGATATACATTAGTAATATTACGCCAATTTGCTTGTCCTACACGACCGTTAGTTACTAATTGTGCCATTGTACCAGTAATATAAAGACCATAATCTTGATAACTTGTATTTGCTGTAATTTCAGCCGCATCTGTTTGAGCAGTAATTTTACCGTCAACATACTTGCCGCCTGGCATAATACTATCATCATATGCAGTTAATTCAGGCATACTCATTCCTAAATCAATAGTTCCGGTATCTTCGTTGAATATACTTGTTATAATATTTGTAATAACTCCAAGTCTCTTAACTTTGATAGGCGGTGACAAGTAAATCGGAGTGCTAAAGACCATAGTAGCAACATCAATATCGCTGTCAACTCCAACAGGAATACTTCTACTACTAAAAGTAACACTTTCTAAATTAACTGTAGTTAAACTTGTCCAATCAATATAGTTGTCTGTGGTTTGTATTTCTAAACTAGGATTAAACAGTGTAAGTATTTGTTCTAATATTTGTAATTTTTGATCTGTGTTAGAACTCCAAACATCTACAGTAAATCCGAGTATGTACGGTGTAGGCATTAAACGCTCTACTGTATAATTTTTAC